GCTGTCTATTATCAAAAAAATAAAGAGATAATTAAGAAAAAGGCTATAGAAAAATACTATGCGAAAAAAGATAAATCGTGAATTCATAAAATATTTTATTATTTTCTTGTGAATAATAAAATATGCAATTAGTTGAAGAACAGGATTTGAAGGAAAGCGATATTAAGGCTTTGGAAGAATTGTCTATAAAACAGAAAAATATACACGAAGAATTATTAGCAATGAAAGAAGAACTTATAGGTATTCCGAATACACAAGTAAAGCAATTTGTTAGAGAGAGAATTATAGCTAAAGAACTTAATCAACTGGTGTACCAATTTTATGATGCATTTAGAGAAGTGCCAGATAATGATCCAGTTAAATTTGAGGTTATGGATCTACTAGCATATATTGGGATTACAATATACAAGGAAGAAGATTTCCAACCATACACAGATGGCGATGATGAAGACGAAAGTTCAGAGTGAAAGCAGGCATAAAATAAAAAGATTAAAAAAGATACTGAAAGCAACTTAAAAACGATACGATACTAATCACATTCACGAAAAATGAATTCATAAAATCGTGAATATTAGATTAAGATTGATAAAAGAATAAATCTACAATATTATCCCTTTGAATAAGGTTAAATAAAATTTTATTTATCTTCAGTTAATTCTATATCTTTCTTAATATTTAATCAAAATATTTTTAAAATCGTTTCTGTATAAACTTTCATTTTGTGAATATTCACGATTTATGAATTTTATTCACGATTTCCGTGAATATTAGATTTATCCGTATATCGTGGAGAATAAATCTAAAAATACGGCTCCCATTAGACTTTTTTCTGTGGTAAAATCGTATCGTTCTATTTTTAACCTGCTTTCAGACTGATTTTGTATCAAAAATTATTAAACTGACATAGTTTAAAAATTGTATAATATTTACAACTACACATAAGGCGCTGACGAATCCAATTCCCTATATTTTGTGCTAATTTTCTCTAATGTAACATCCCAAGCTTGGCGATAAGCTTTCCCACGAACTAAAATTTTTTCAATTTCTGTTACAAGATCAAGGTATTTTCCTGATGCGGTATTGTGATTCTCGCACTTCTTACTCCAATTATACAATGTATTAACTCCAGATAATATAGACACTAGTGTTAATCCGGCGGTCTGTATTTCTTTTTGCGGTGAAAAATAATCAATATTAACTAAAATTAATGGTAATATTGTTATGGGTAATGCAGTTAATTGGTAATATCTTTTTGCTTTATGTGAAATAACACTATGTACATTTGCTTTGTGAGTACATTCATCCTTAATTTGCTTTAGGTATTTTTCTGATCTTTCAGTCCATTGCTCTTCTTTTCTTTCTATATCTACAGATCGGATACTTTTTGTACTATCTGTTGAATCGCCTTCTATTTCAACACATATTTCTCCATCCCTTGGTATAAATACTTTTCGTTCTGTTTCATCAGACATTTTTATTCTTAATCAAGAATAAAAAAATTATATCAAGCAATTATCATACTTTATGATTTTATTTATTATATCAATCAAATCATTTGTTACAATACAATAATTTCCTTCTTTTTCTAACTTTTCTAAAATACTTTGTTGTTCTTGAGATAATTCACCTGTACCCCAAAGATTTTTCAGTTCTATTGCCATACCCGTGTATTTACCTCTTCTAGAAAAAATATAAAGATCTGGTAAACCTTGTGTGTAACCTAAACAAGTCGCATTGTATCTATCTTGTGGTGATGATAACATATTTTCTGTGTGTGTACAAGAAAATAGTAGATTTTTGTGATGGTCACGAATATAATTTACTACTGATTTTTGTAATTCTGTTTCTGAGGATATACTAAAATGTTTTTTATTTTCATAGTTTACATATACCATTTTTTGAAAATTACAAATAAAATCTTTAAATAAAAAAATATTTATATTATATAAACTTCCTTAAATATTTTTCTTTTATTTTTTTAAATTTAAAAAAATAATTTAAAAAAATAAAATATTTTATTTGATAAAGATGGATAAAATAGATCAGGAATTAAAAAAGCAATTCAACGAATATGCCAAGATTCGTGCAAGAGTAAAAAAATATGGTGATCCTAATATAGTTAATAAAAGAGTAGCACAAAAAACTGAGGAAGAAAAAAAAGAATGGAGAAGAAATTATTATTTGAATGTATTAAAACCAAAAAGAGAAGCTGAAAAGGCTTTAAAATCACCTAAAGTAGTTAAAACTTCTGAAGATAAAAAACAAGCAAATCGTAGGTATTATTTAGAAGTTGTTAAACCTAGAAAAGAAAAGCAGAAAAAAGAAAAGGAATTAAAACAATAAAAAAATATTATATTATAATATTATAATATAATAAAATGAGTTTAAACAAGTTAACAAATTCAACTGATTATTTAGAAAAACAATATTTAAATATTGGTTGTAATGATATTAAATGCAGTACTTTGGAAGTTAAGGGCGAACCAGTTGGTTTATCTTTTGAATATTCACAAATACCAGTAGCAATAACCCCCGCGGATGCAGTTTTTCAATCAGCAACTATTTTATATAATACTGTAGGCGAACATATGAATTTAGATTTTCTATTTTTTTCTGTTAATCTACCATCAAATACAAATCAACTTATTTTTCAAATTTCTATGCCTAATGGATATATAGGATACGGTGCTGGATCTCAACCCGTTTCTTTAGTTGCTAATGCTGTTGATGGTAATGGTAATGAATTTCACCCACATATAGCACAATTTTCGGCAGATAATCAAAGTATTGAGCTTCGTTTTCTTTCAAGTAATCAAATACAAGGATTATTTGCTATTTCTATGCATATTACATGTAAAGTTGTAAAACAATAAAAAAATATTTAATTATAATAGGTTCTGTATTTTATAATTTCTATAATAATTATAAAATATTATTATCTTTTATATTTCGGTTTCTCTCCTAAGAAAGTAAAAGCATCAGAAAAAAGACTACTACCTGTCATCTTTTTAACACCTTTCATACTTTTAGGATTAATTCCCATCTTCTTAGAACCTCCCGTCATAGGTTTCATAGGTTCCAAATTCAATTTTGTAAAATCCATCTTCGTTTTACCAGATCGTTTATTAAAAATATCACCACCTTTTTTAGTCGGTTTATAAGTTTTTCTTGCCTGTTGCAATGCTTCTTTATAACTCATTTTAGGATGTTTTTTCCTAAAATTTTCTACGTGTATTAACCAAGGATTCATTTATTATAATAGATTTTTAAAATTAAAAAAAATTTCGTGTCATATAATAAAATGAGTTTAAATAAATTAACAACTTCAACTGATTATTTAGAAAAACAATATTTAAATATTGGTTGTAATGATATTAAATGTTCTTCTTTGGAAGTAAAGGGAATATCTGTAACCCCATCTAATATACCCGTTAGTGGTAAATATAATGCTCCTATTGATATAAATGTATCTGGTAGTGATGATTTAGATGGTTGGGTTTATTATGAAGCAGTTGGAAATCAACTAAAATTACAATTCTCAAGATTATACCAATTAGGTAATAATGCTTCTCTTATTATTTTTACAATAGATTTACCCAATGGTTATACAACACAAGCATCAACAGCTTACGGTGGTGTTGCTTATACTACAGACAGTATCCATACATCAAATATGACACAAGTAGCGAGTGATGGTACTGGAACTAAAATTATTGTTACTTGTAATGGAAATAATAATTTATCATCTGGAACTGCATTTTTTAATGGATCTTTAGTTGTAGAAATATAACGGAATACTGATTATTATGATATATGTTTTAAAAATTTGTATTTTTAAAACTTATTTAAAAAATTATTTTCTTGAGATAAATAAAAAAGAATGGATAATTTGTTGAATATGTGTAAAACTCGTGCGACAAACCATATTACACATGTAAGTATGGGACAAAACAAAAGAAAGTACCAGTTTTCTAGAGATAACCTAGAACAATTTTTTAATCAATACGATCCTAACAAACACAATTTGTGTTTAGCAGAAAAGCCTCAACAATACAGTCCAGTATTAGTTGACATTGACATTAAGAGAAATAAAGAGACAATTAATAATATTTCTAGATCAGATAAACACATTACTGATGTGATCACAACCTATCAGAAAGTATTAAAAAATGTCGTTCCTAATTTAACAACAAAAGATTTAACCTGTATTTTTTTAGACAAAGAAATTTACGAAATAACTCAAAACAAAATTAACTATGTTAAAAACGGTTTTCATCTACATTTTCCTTATATATTTTTAGATAAAGATTTTCAGAAAGTTCATCTTATCCCTCGTGTTAAAGATGAAATACAAAACTTAAAAACATTTAAAGATCTTGGTTTTGATGATTCTGGTAAATTAATAGACGATGTTACAGATAATTGCTGGTTAGTGTATGGTGCTGTTAAAGACGAGGGTATGAAACCTTATACTATCTCTAAAGTCTTTGATCATAATGTCAAGGAAATTAGTTTAGTAAAAGCTTTATCTACATACCCTCTACTAGATAAACAAGAAAATATAATTCCACTAAAAAATGAAAAGGAGATTATTAAACATCTCCCAAGAATTTTAAGTACTTTTCCTATAATCAGATCTGAAAAAATTTGTAAAGATGGAATTCAAAACTTAGAAAATCCACAAAAATCTGAACATAAACAAGAAAGAGTTAAGAAATCTGATAAAAAATATAAGGATAAAAATACAGAACAATTATTACAAGAAGCGAAACAATTATGCAAAATCATTTCATCTGATAGAGCTGATGATCGTGTAGATTGGCTTAAAATCGGCTGGATATTGTATAATATTTCTCTAGGTGATGACGAAGGTTTTCAAATATGGAATGAATTTTCATCACAATGTGGTGAGAAATATGACGAATCGGTGTGTGATTATCAATGGAGCAAGATGAAAGAAGGTACATTAACTATTGGTACTCTACATTATTATGCTAAATTAGACAATCCAAAAGCATACAAACAATTTATACAAGATAATAACGATGATATTATTAAAGAATCTTTACAAGGCGGTCATTATGATTGCGCAGAGTTATTTGATAAAGTATATGCTAAAAATTATGTTAAAATTACATCACAAAAGGATCTCAGTTGTTTTATTTGGGATGATAAACAAAAATTATGGGTTGAGGAAGGTGTTGAGAGACTTAAAAAAGTTATAAGTGATGTTCTGTGTCCTATCTATGTAAAAATTGGACAAGAATTATTTAAAAAATTACATAAAGTTTCAGATCAAGCAGAGGCTTCTATAATTAATACTAAAATTGTTCAGGTTCAGAAAATGTTAGGAAATTTCAAGTCTGCTCCTTTTATAAACAATATCACCAAAGCATTGGCTGGCCATATTATTGATAAGGATTTTGAAACAAAGATTATTAACAGAACAAAACACGAACTACCTATTAAAAATGGTAAAGTAATCAATCTTAAGACCTTAGAAATTAGAGAAAGGACTTTTAATGATTTTTGGTCTTTTGAGTGTAATGCTTCATTTTTGGGTGAAAAAGCAGATTTATCAGTCGTACAAAAATTCTTCAGTGATATTTGTTGTAACTCAAAAGATTTAGTTAATTATCACAGAAGATTATGGGGTTATTTACTAACAGGTGAAATATCTGATAGATCATTACATATCTTTTGGGGCGGTGGTTGTAATGGAAAATCTTCTGTAGTCAACATTTTTTCTAATATTATGGGAAATTTTTCAACTGCTTTGTCTGAAGATGTTATGCTAAAAAAGACATCACGAGGTGCAAATCCAGAATTAATGCCTTTGTTAACTGCTCGTTGCGGTGTATTGCCAGAATCTGATAAAAAAGAGGAGTTAAATAGTAAACGGGTGAAAACTATCACCGGAGATGATACTATCATTGCTAGACATTTGTTTGGACATCCGGTTAGTTTCAAGACACAGTGTAAACCTATTTGGGCAACAAACTTCAAGCCTAAAATAAATGTAGATGATCAGGCAATATTAGATAGACTAAAACTGATCCCATTCTTGGGTAGATTTGAAAAGAATCAGGAAAATACTGCATATATTAATGATTTACAAGAAAATCATTTGGACGAGTTTTTCACTTGGTTTTGTACAGGAGCTTGTGATTGGTATGGAGGTGAAGAACTAATTCCATGTAAAGAAATGACTGATGAGATGAATAAATATATATCAGAAAATGATGTAGTTGGTGAATTTTTACAAGATACTTATGAAACTATTTCTAGAAAAGATTATGATGAATTGCCAAAACTTGAAAAATGTGATTATGTACAAAATAGAGTAAGTGCTTACGGAGAATTTTGTGCTTGGGTTAATGAAAATAATAGGAAAGACGATATGCTTGGAAAGAAAGAATTTTACGAACAATTGGATAAGAAAGTTATTCCTATAAGAACAACTAAAATAAAAAGAGGATTTTTAGCAAAGAAATTAGATGATGATGATTTAGAAAATAATGATGGAATACCACCAATGTAATTCTACTTAGTTTCTTATTCTACAAAAAAGAATAAGAAAGAGATATATTAATTATAATTATTATTATAATAATATTAATTATATTAATTATAATTATTATTATAATAATAATTTGTATGACTTTTTATTTGGGGCATAAATATATAGTGTATATATTTTAAGGTGAAGTAGGATGAAAAAGTATGTCCTTTGTATGACCTCCTGAGTATGTATAAAAGGTCGTATATGAAAAATCTCAAAATAAAAAAGATTTTCGTTCTCAGGAGGTCATAATCGGGGCATAAATGAAAAATCAAGGTGAAGCAGGTTAAAAAATAAAAATTTTGTCTGACCAGGCGAGGTCATATGCTTGGGCATATGACTTTTCTGACTTTTCTTATAATGACATTTAAAGAAAAGTCATTATATATAAAATGTCATTCAATTATGTTTATATGTTAAAGGAACGAGAATTTTTAAATTCTGGAGAACAAGTATATAAAATTGGTAGATCAACACAACCAAATGATAAAAGATTTTCTCAACACCCTAAAGGATCTGTTTTATTATTCCAAACAATTTGTTCTAATTGTTGTAATGTAGAAAAAGACATAAAGAAAAAATTTAAAACAGAATTTAAACAACGATTGGATATTGGAGAAGAATATTTTGAAGGTAATTTTAATAAAATGCTTTATCTCTTGTTAGACATTGTAAAAGGTGATTGTGATAATATTCAATATCTTATTCCAAAGTCTACTAGTAATGATAAAAATATACCTCTGAATAAAGAGGTAATTAGAAAAATTGAAGACTATCTTGAATCTAAATATACTTTTATATCTCTTGGTGAATATGAATTATTACCTAAACTAGAAAAAAATAAAAATATTATTAATAGATCAGATATATATGCAGAATTTATTTCAGATAATATTATTAGTTTATCAAAAAATAAGTTTTATAGTATATTAAAATCAAAGTATGTATCACATAGGACTACTAAAATAAAATCTGGTATATTAGGAAGAAAAAAATAATATCATATTTTATTCTTTTATGACTTTCTGAATCCGTTATTTCTTATTTTTAAAAATGAAAAATAATAATTCTATTTAAAGAATAAATAGAATTTATAAAATGGCGAAAGAACTGATTGAAATTTATAACGACCTAATTCAGGTTATCCAAGAGCATCCATCGTCAGCTCTTGATTTCAAAGTTGAACTTGTTGAGATTTTTACATACTTGTATAATATTTCAACAACTGAATCAGTGACATTGTTAAAAACAACTTTGGGACTATCAGAAGATGAATTTGACAGAGAATTTGATGATCATTATAATAACAAATCAATAAAAACTTTCTCTATTATGATAGGATTAATATATGATAAACTTTGTTGTCTTGTAGAAAAATATAATCTGTATTTTCAAGATAACAAAGAGAATATTCTGAGAGTTATTTCTGCTTTTCTAGGCATAATAAAATATGATGATTTGTCATATTCTACTAGAGAAGGTGCTAGAGAAAAATATAATTATCTTATCTCTGTGCAATAATCACAACAATCATCTAGTAAAATTTCATCACAGTGTTTACAATATCTAGTTGTAATTTTTTCTAAAATCACAGAAAATATATATTGTATTTTGTTGATCATTTTACATAATATTGTTTTATCATAATTTTAAATATCATTTGATATTTAAATAATTGTTTTTAAAAATATACAAAATATACATAATGTACGAATTTAAGGTTTTTAAAGGAGTTAGCAGTACTTGTGATTTCGAAAAATTCAAAGGATATGACGATAGACTTCTTAGATATTTTCAACACTTGAGGAATCCTACTATAAGTCAGTTAAGAGAGGATTTACTAGCAGATCGTTATACATTGCCTGAGATGATAAGATCAGGACAGATTGACGAATTTGGCTGTTGTAAAGCAAAAACAATGAAAGAATTACGAAAAGATTTTGATTAATTGCTATCTAAAGACGAATAAAATAGTATATAGAGGTTGGGGGCTTCAAAAATCTCTACACTCGGGTCTAGATATGAATATGAATTTGCCATTTTTTTTTATTTTTCTATTAATAATCATTAACATTTTTTTTACTCATTTATTATTATATTTAGTAGTTTTTATTAACTACTACTAAATATTTTTATTTCTTACCAAACAATCCTTCTAAAGTCTTTTTAAAGTCTGTCACAAAACAAGAAAAATCTAAAATATATTTTCTTTGTATTTAATAAAAGATGACTAATAACATTCTTGATATACAAGCAGAAATTGATATGTTAAAGCAGAAATTAAACCAATATGATACTAAAGATGAAAATACTCAGTTACAAGAACCTGATAGTGATAGTGATTCTGATAGTGATAGTAATTCTGACACATCTGATTCACATGAAAAGACATCTTTAACTAAATCTACTGTTGTCATAGATGTTCCAGAAGAGATTCCAGAAAAGGTTCCAGAAAAAGATGTACCAGAAGAGATTCCAGAAAAGGTTCCAGAAAAAGATGTTCCAGAAGATAAAAAAGATAAAGAAGATAAAAAAATGATTAAAGAAGCATATGCAAAGGTCAGAGAAAATTTGAAGGTGTTTGAAGAAATTATTATTCGTCTAATAAAACAATACAATGGTCTCGATCTTTACGATGATGAGATTCAACATTTAGAAGGCATTTATGAAACAGAACTAAAAACTTTTGAACAATCCTTAAAGAATATTATTAATAGATTACCTGTGCTTGTCGATCTGGATGAAAAACAATATGATCTGTTAGAAAGACGTTTAGAATTATGCGAGAATAGATTTGTAAAATTTATCAAATCATTTTAAAATTGTCTTTATATAAAATAATGTCAGAAGATCCAAATTACATTTACTTCAATATTGAAACATTTTTTCAAGGTGAATCTGCTTTCAATTTTGATGATAATCGTGTTCAGCCAGTTTTAAAAAATCCATCAGAATATGAACTGGCCGTAGAACGGTTCTCTGTGCCTACTATAGGAATACCCTTAAGATTCAAGATACCTAACCAATATAAAATTGGTTTAGAATACAACGGTACTGCTATTGAAACTGTGGTGTTCTTTCCAAATAACAGTAACTTGCCTCCTCTATATCCACCTTTTGATGGTATTTGGCATTATAATGGCATCACAGAAGGTATTAACATTGCATTAAAATCAGTACACGATCAAATGAAGATTGCCCAACCCACTTTTTTACCCACAAAACCAATCTATATGAATTATGAAGAAGAAAGTACTCTATTTCCATTGTACTGTCAATCAGCCTATACTAATCCAAATATAAAGTTAATATTTAACAATAAATTGTATAATTTGTTCAGTTCATTACCAGCGTTTGACAGACCATCAGGTGTACCAAACGTAAATGAGTTTGTTATGCTCCTAAAAGACTACGGCAATAATTCGACAACTTTGGGAGGGTATGATTTTAAAATACAACAACAATTTTCTACCATATCAATACTATCTACTTTAAGAAGTTTAGTTTTTGAAACAAATTCTATTCCAGTAGAAAGTGAATTAATCGGTAGTTCTAGTAAAAATATCACTAGACAAGTTATCACTAATTTTCTAGTTGATCAAAAGGTTCAGGATAGATCTGAGATCCAGTTCTTCCCACAAGGTCCACAGCGATGGGTAACATTGACTTCACAACAAGAATTGAGACGAATTGACCTTAAAATTTCTTGGACAGATGAATTTGATAATCTATATCCTATTGTTGCTGATGACCAAAATCCTATATCATTGAAACTTGTCTTCAGAAAGAAGGACCAAAATGCTCTTCAACAATTACAAAGAAATGATGATAATTGAGATAACCAAAATATTTATATTTTATATTTACTAAAATAAAATTATGCCATATGTTAATTTAAATGAACAAGTTAATACGAT